ACTATTGATGTTGTTGGTTTGGCCATGTTGGTTCCAAAAGAAGAGCAAGCCGTCAGACAATCACTCAAAGATTCCGAGGTTCTGGATATTATGCACAAGCAGAACCTGCTTCTTGAGGAAGGTATAGTGGGCAATACACGACCAGCTTCACGGCTGTTCACCAAGAAAGCCCACCACCTTCCTACCGAGTGAAAATCCTTCATTGTGCCTGCTGTCTGTGTTGCAGGAAGGCCTTGTGATCAAAGAACACTGCAAGGCAGCAGGATTAGCATCCGCAATGAAGGATGTGCATCAAAGAGGCAAACTGTAAAACTGTTTGATTATTCACCACCATTAATCAATAGTGTAGTTTGGACTCACAAGTGTTGTATTTGTAATGAAGTTGTGGCCCTGCGGCAACGACATCAGTTGGACGATGGTTCAACCTATACTAGCACTTTGGATTTGAAGAAAATGTTAGCAGGGAGAGTCAAACGTTTGTACCCAGTGAGTGAGGATGTCATTATTAGTAATGCATCCGGTGGCAAACGCAGACTCTTGGAGGAAGCTAAGGCATCTCTGGTTGTCTACCCATTAGAAACAAGAGATGGAAAGGTTAGAATGTTTCTCAAAGATGATAAATCTCATGAGTTAACTTATACTACACCCCGGTGCATCCAATATCGATCCAAACGGTATTGTTTGCCCTTAGCTACTTATCTCCACCCATTGGAACAGTACTTATATTCATGGAATGACATCAGTGGTACCCCAATATTTGCTAAATCAAGGAACATGCAACAGCGTGGCTCCGATATACAAGCTAAAATGGAATTCTTTTTTGATCCTGTTGCTATATCTTTAGATCATAGTAAGTTTGACAGTCATGTTAACAAGGAATTGCTTAGGTTAGAGCATTGGTTCTACCGTAAGTGTTTCCCTGGTGATCGTATGCTTGCTAAGCTCTTAAAGATGCAGGAGTTGAACTGTGGTTCAACCAAGAATGGAACAAAGTATGTTACACCTTTTACACGTATGTCTGGAGATCAAAACACTGGTTCTGGTAATAGTCTAATCAACTATGCCATGACGTATGCATTAGAGAAAGCGCTCGGAATACGTATGTGCTATTATATCGATGGTGATGATTATATTATTTTCACTGAACGATCTAATTTGTGCTATATTAGGCCAGAGTGGTTCGAGCAATTTGGGATGAAGACGAAAGTGGAAGGAGTTTCGGATTTCATGGAAGGCATTGAGTTCTGCCAATCAAGACCTGTTTTCAATGGAAAGGGATACACTATGGTAAGGAATCCTATAAGAATGATGAGCCGACTAAACTGGTACGTTGGTAAAATTCACCCCAAACATCGGGAGAATTATTTGTACTCAGTAGGACTTTGTGAGTTGTCGCTCGGAATGGGATTACCTATAGGTCAGTTTTTAGGTGATAAACTGGCCAAGATGGGTGGGAAGTATGTAGTTACACCATCACACTATAGTGCCAATAAAATGGCTTATAAGCCCGGTAAAGCTAAGTTAATAGAGCCTTCATTAACAGTACGGACATCTTATGAGCTAGCCTGGGGAATCACCGTTAAAGAACAACTCGATTACGAACAGATGAGCATTGTTTCGCCACATCTGACCAATTTTGCTGATGATTTTGAAGAGGAGCCGTATGCGTTATCATCAGTACCCACATCATGGTCGGAAAGAATGGTGGAAAGAGACAAGATCGTAAAAGAGGACCCCAGGCGCCTAAAGGTAGGGGCGCTAATGGGGGGAACGGGTTAGCCCGTACCCCGCTACTACCAACCGGTGTGAATAACAAAGCTACCATGCCCACTTCTACCCACGAATTAAATCTAGTGGGTGAAGAAGTC